TGCTTATAGTAATATTTTTTAATTTCGGCTATTCTTAGCTTCATTTCTTTTTCACTAAAAACTATATGTCCTACAGCAGTTTTAGCCTGAGTAATCTTAGCAGGGATGAAAAATGAAACCACCATCAAAAACAATACTGCTAAGCTCATTTTAATCGTCATTTTTTTTAACATACCATTACCCCCTCATTATCATACATTCCAAATTGTGGTTTATCATTTTATGCAAGATATGGAAGTTCAATTCTTATAATTTTACCATTTTCTGCAATAATGTCAACATCAGAATCCAATGAGAATGTAAATTCCCGTAATCCATTAAACGGGATAACTTGTTGATTAGACAATTTCGCCAATGAGCTGTGACCCTTAACTTTGTTGATGAGGTCCGTCACAAGCACTGGGTCAAATAATTTTCCTTTTGATAGTTGATCTGCCATATATTATTACTCCTTTATTCTTCAAAAACTAAACCTTGTACTAGGTTTTTATAAGATGTATTTTCAGTTTTTTCTAGAGCAGGCTCTAGATTTCGCATAGGTGCGACATGTTCAGTAGGTTTCACGAAAGAAACTAAGCGCTCAGCATCTGCCGTTAAACTTTCTTCATCAGCCCCCTGCAAACGATCTGCAAGGTCGTAAGGCAATCCATGTTGCAAAGCCACACGAGTTCGCAGACTCGCCGTCTCATAACCAGCTATTTGATGCCGCAAACCTTCAAGTTGCCTGTCAGCATCTGCCTTGCTTTGATTACTAGCTTCAATTGTTGACTTCAAGCCAACATTTTCTTCTTCCAATTCGGTCACACGAGACTTGAGCTGATCATAGTCGCTATACTTCGATTTCTCACGAGCTAAGCGTTCTTTGATAGCATTATCAAATTCTTCCTGTGTAGTGATTGGTTTAAATTCTGACATTCTCATGTCTCCTTTCTCCTGCTTCCCCGGCAGTTCGGTAATTTTTAAGCATCAAAAAAAGCAGTCATAAGACCGCTTATTTTAATAACTGATTTTTTGCTTTTTCTTAGGCTTGGCCGTAGCACAAGCCCAGTGCGCAAGCAAAGCGCTGTCCATCAACGAAATATCCATATCGTCAAAGTGCGACCGATAGCCAAAGCCACCATTTGAGCCAATATTCCGCTTATCGCAGTTAGTGGCTACTTTAGACAATGACGGCTGGCCAGAGTGACAAATGGTTTTCTGGTAAATCCCCTGTTCCCAAAGAGCGTTGGCCACGATAATTTCTTTCACCGTCGGCAGAATCACATTCTTGATTCTGTAGTCCTTCAACTCTTCGTCCAGGATCTTTTGACCACTTGCACCATCTATGACAATTTGAGCCACATCAGCCTGACGCAAGAAAGCAACCATCCACTCATTTCCGTTACGAACAGTCTGACAATCTACTGTCTCGATAAAGTAACGGCCATCCTTTGTCCGTGCAGCAATACTCAATGCCACGTTCGTCCCATCTTGACCGTACTTGATACCAACAGACAACTTGCCAGACAAGTCTGGGACATCATCCACCTTGAGCCCATTCCACTCCGTTTCAGAGATAGCAGATTTCTGGTTGTAAGTCGGCCAGAATCCCAAACGTTGGATATTATGGTCTAGCTTATCCTCACCAAGCTCTGCCTCAATCTTCCGCTCGTTCAAATGGTAGCCCATTGATGGATTGGAATTATACCAAGCTTCCACATCGTCAATTTCCTTTTCGTCAGAAACCGACCACTCAGCCCAGCCCGAATACTTACCTTTCCCAAAAAGACAAGTCTCACGGTACTTAGTAAAGACCGTACCGCTTGATACAGGGGTCGGAGGTGTCCCACACATGATTGTGATAGGATTCTCACTATCCGTAACCGTGTATTTCAAAGCAGATTCTTGCTCGGTCGTGTACTCTTGAGCCTCGTCAATAATCAGCATGTCAAACCCTTCACCAAGACCACCATTTGATGTTCTGGTACGGAATTGGACAACACCACCCGTTGAATAAAGTTCAATCCGCTCCTGTCCCTTCGCTCGAATGGAATTGAAATCCTCACCATCCACATACCCCATTTTTTCAAGGTAGCGTTTGACCTTTTCAAAAGATGCATGAGATGTAGAAATCCGATGCGCCGTATGCAGGATATTCAATCCTTTGTGTAGCGCCCAAATTTCAGCTATGTATAGGATTTCAGACTTACCATTACGCCGAGGAATAGAGTAGCCAAACTTTTGGTGTACCCAAAGTCCGTTTTTGTCTACCGCCATCAAAGGCAATAGCAGGTTTTTCTGCCAAGCATAGCAAGAAAGCCCTGTCCGCTCGTAAAGTTCAATCGCTTCTTTAGCTTTTGAATTTTTCTTGACGTATTTTAAAATTACCGATTGAGTAGGATTCTGATTGCCAAGTTTCTTCCTTGCCATTCTCATTTCCTTTCAATCGTCATCGCATGATAACCCTGTCGCTGGGAGATAAATGATCAACTCCTAAATACTATCTAAAACATTCAGATACTCTAGTTCTTCGTAAGTTTCTGCAAAAATATCAGGTTTGCACGGGTAAAATTCACCCTGCACGCCTTTGATGATATAATCTCCCTTTTTGGCTACCATATCACCTTCGAGTGTAGCAATCCATACATTCCCAAGTGCGTCAAACAAAATCTTGTTTTCTGCGAAATCAATTATTTCTTTATGGTTACTGCCGTTCCAATGAACTGCCTCAACCATGACAGGTTTCTTTCTGTATATCATTTTTAACTCCTTTCTCAAAATAACAAAAGCACCCTTTCGAGTGCTTAAAATTACTATTTTCGGTCTGAAAAAAAATCAGCCCAAAATGGATTTTCTTTATCAAAGATTTCAACCTCTTCTAAAGTCATATTATGAGGATAATCTTCAAAAAGGTTATAGAACTTTTTCTTATCAAATGTAAACAACATCAATCCTCTAGCATACCATGACGTATCAACCCACCAAGTTTTATCACCATCATTTTCTTTATAGCAATACTCGGACCAATTTACTTCTTCATGATCACTTTTCATGGCCTTCAATTCCTTTCATTTGCTTAGAACCAGCTGTGTTAATGAAGCTCAATAAATTATGGAACTCAGTATTATCTTTCAATGAATTTGAATCGATGATATAACTATCCACTTCATATTTCCCATTTCTGGTACTATGTGTTTTTTTACACTTGAATCTTTCTTTCAGAACAATATTATCTAATGGTTTAAACCCGTTTGATATTCTGGATTGCAACTCCAAATATTCGAAACGTCCTTCATTTTTCCTTATAACAGCCGCATGCCTACCTGTTGCTAAGTAATATTCGTTCCCATCTTCTACCTTTCCTAACAATTCTCTGACTGCAGTAAAGTCATTCGTGTTTTTAACAACATGCATTTTAACACCAGGAAGATTTCCTATCATTTGTATTCTACTGTCTCTAGAGAAGAAGTCACAGCTTTTACCTCCTCGAAAATCCAAAACAGTATAACCGCCTTTATTTCCAATATAAGCAAACGCTGCTGACGAACATGACCCTTTTGTTTTATCACCGCCACTAACAGCATTGATGATTTGTTCCTCAGTTAGTTTTTGAGGAGTCCATACATTTACATGGACAAACATATCTCCCTTGTGGTAGCTGTCTAAGCTTGGAAGTCCTTTTCCAGCAAGGCGAAGGATTTTTCCAGACTGAGTTCCCGCATCTATCTTTATTTTTACTTTTCCATTTACTGTTGGGATTTCTTTAGAGCAACCCAAAGCAGCTTCGGCAAATGAAATATAAAGTTCCTGATGAAGGTTGTCTCCTTCTCGTTTGATGTTTGCATCTTCTTCCTCTTCTATAACCACCAAAAGGTCTCCTGCCGCTCCTCCAAGAGGTGCATCGTTACCTTTTCCTCGGACATTGAGTTGCATACCTTCTCTTGCGCCAGCAGGAATGTTGATGCTTACTTCTTCCTCCTCACGGATTAGTCCATGCGCATCTGCACCGGCAGGGATTTTATCAGCGATTTTCCCTAATCCTTGACAAGCGGAACAAGTGGTCTGGGACTGCATCTGTCCAAAAACTGTATTCACTATCTTCACTTGAGCACCGCTACCATTACAAGTAGGGCAGGTCTTGGAGGTTACTCCATCAGCCAATTTCATTCTTTTTACCTTAATGGTTTTCTGTGTTCCATTAAGCATTTCCTCCAAGTTTAATTTTATTCGGATACGAAGGTTAGAACCTCTTACCTGTTGATGGCCTCTTCCTCCTCCGAAGCCTCCAAAACCACCAAATCCTCCTCCGAAAATATCACCAAACTGAGCAAAAATATCTTCCATATTCATGCCTCCTCCGCCATAGCCGCCACCTGCAGCTCCTCCTACACCTGCATGGCCGAACTGGTCGTATCTTGCCTTTTTGTCGGCATCACTCAGCACTTCATAGGCCTCAGCGGCTTCCTTGAATTTTTCTTCTGCTTCCTTGTCGCCAGGGTTTTTATCTGGGTGGTATTTTATGGCTAATTTTCGGTAGGCTTTTTTGATTTCATCAGCGCTGGCTGATTTGGAAACTCCTAATACCTCGTAATAATCTCTTTTAGACATAAATTTAATTATCTAATTTATTGATTTTTAGTTGTTTTTGAATTAACTTCCTGTAACTACTTTCGCGAAACGAATAACTCTGTCATACAATTGATATCCAGTCTCTATCACATCCACTATCTTGCCTTTCAGTTCTTCTGATGGTGCAGGAATCTGTGTGATGGCTTCATGGAAATCCACATTAAAATCATCTCCAGCCTTTACTTCTATTACCTTTAAACCTTTCTCTATCAGGGAGTTTTTAAATTTATTGTAAATAAGTTCTACTCCTTTCAGCTGTTCTTTGGTTTCATCAGATTTTGCTAATTCTTTTAGAGCTCTTTCGAAATCATCCAAAATAGCCAGCATAGAAATCATAATGTTTTGATTGGCATATTGCGCAAATTCAGTTTTCTCTTTTAGAGTCCTTTTTTTGTAGTTTTCAAACTCAGCAAAAAGTCTGATGTAGAGGTCTTTTTGGTGTGCCAATTGTTCCTCTAACGACATTTCTTCTGTCAAATTTTCAGTATTTTCTGTGTTTTGATTTTCAGTATTTTGCATATCCTCAGAGTTAGAGGTGTTCTTTCTTTCTTGTGTATCTTTATTTTCTTCCATTTTCTTATACCTTATTTAATATACCAGCCCAATGCAACAATGATTGTCATCAATACCAAATTGAGCAAAGAAAGCGGCATTAAATATTTCCACTCCAAGTTAAGGATTTGGTCAACACGCAGACGAGGAAATGTCCACTTAATCCAGAGCAAGACCCAAACGAGCAAGAAAGCCTTAGCTAAAAACCAAACGATCCCCGGAATATAATCCATTACTCGATGAAAACCATCAACACCAATATGAATCGGCATCCAACCACCCAGAAAGACAGTAGCTGCAAGACCAGCAACGATAAACAAATTCAGATATTCAGCTAAATAGAAAAAGCCGAATCCCATACCGGAATATTCTGTATGATAACCGGCCGTTAACTCACTTTCGGCTTCGGCAAGGTCAAATGGTCCTCTGTTAGCTTCGGCATTACCTGCAATCAAGAATACAATAAAAGCTATAATCGCAGGAATATGCCCTTTGAAAATCAGCCATCCAAACCGACCGCTCTGTGCTTCGATGATTCCGCTGAGCTGCATCGATCCTGTTAGAGTCACGGCTGCAATAAGACTAAGCCCAAGTGACATCTCATAAGAAATCATCTGCACGGCACCACGCATCGCAGAAACTACACCGAACTTATTATTTGAACTCCATCCGGCAATGAATATCCCAATAACGCCGATACTCGAAATGGCTGTTAAAAGGAATACTCCCACATTGAAGTCAAGAATCTCGGCTCCTTTGTTCCAAGGCATAAACGAAAAAGCACCGACAGAACCTATCAAAACCAGGAACGGAGCAATAGAATAAAGCAATTTATCAGCTTTAT